GGAACTTAAAGCCTACGCTATGGTTCATTGCAGTGTTGTAAGGGATAGAGATCCATCACTACTACATCTCGTGACCATTGATAGGATCAGTTATGAGTCCAAGCTGGAACCGTGCTGCTACCGTGTCAGGTATTCCACGATCTGCTAGAGCGCTTAGAGCCTCGGGACTTATTTCCTGTGCGTATCTCTGCGCCGCTTCCAGCAGCAATTTCGACTGCGCGTTTGAGGCCATCGTTAAACTCCAAGTTCTCTAGTATGCACACTAGGTTGGCTGCATTACCACCTTTGCCACAAGTGTGGCAGTAATACAGGTTGTCGTATGTGTTGATGACAGCCGATCTACGGCTGTCGTTGTGCAAGCAACACCTTACTGATGCAGCTTTGCCCTCTCTTACTTCTCCACCAAAGTGGATAACGATTGGTCCTATTGGGATTTCGTTGGCGTCAATGGCGCCTTTAAAGCCTTTGGATTTACGAACCCTGGACCAGTCTTGTGTTGACATTCGCACCCCTTACAGTCACGGTGCATCTTGTATGTGCACGCATTGCAGATCATTAGGCTTGATCCAACTCTTCTTCTACTGGAAGTTCTTCTTCCACAAGCTCTGTTACTTCTTCATTAACTGCTTCTACTGGACCTGTTGATGTACTGATGATTCCTTCTGGTGTTGGCATTATTGTTTCTCCTTTATCCATTGTTCGAGTGAGCAGATTACCCAACTCTTTTCAAGACTGCTGTTGCGACGCTTAACTAGAACATAAGCAAACGGAGCTTCCTCCAGCCCCCGAGCCTTTGCATAGTTAAGCGCCTCAACCTCAGCTTCGGCCCAGAACTCTGGTAAATTCAAGGCCTTTCTGTTTTTGAGTTCTAGGATGTAAGTCTTCCCCGCAACCATCACCACTAGATCTCCTTCATCCTTAGCACCCGCTTTGGTAAGTCGTTCTGCTAAGAATCCTGGTATTGCTCGGAACAATTTAAGGATGCCAGTCTCGTAGACCGTACCCTTGACCCGATCATATTTAGTCGCCATCTTTACCTGTATCGTAGACAGCGTTACCGTTCTCATCAACTTTAATCTTAAAGATTTTAAGTTCAATCAAAGCCATAATCAAGTTAGCCATATCAGCTTTAAGTTGTTTGATCTCATTCTTTAAGTACTGGATCTCTGTGTTAGCCATCTACCATCCTCCTAAACAATCATCTGAATGCGTGTGTATCTCCCACTGTTTCCAGTAAGAATACTTGTTTGGTGCAAAGAGTTCAGTGCCGCAAGCTTTGCAGACACCAGACCATTCATCTCCAAAAAAGTCGTAGTTCATACTTCAATCTCCCGACCATACTCATCCTCTTGTGGTGGGATGTAGTTGCCTACATACCCAGCTCGTGCATCCCTAGCCAACATAGCGCCGAAGGCATCTTTGTCTGAGATCTGGCACGCACCATAGTTTACTAGAAGCGTTGCATAATCGGAAGCATCTGCTGTGTGTGGACCAAAGCGGTTCTTCACAGCTGCTATGTTCAGTTCTGCATTATTTGGATCGTAGCCCAGGGTCAGGATAAGCGCAGGTAACTGGCTTACCTTGCCGTGAACAGCACGACGAGCAGGTGGCTTAGTAGATGATCCGTACTCTGACTGCTCAGATGTGTGGTGCAATACCACTACACAAGCCTCAGTCTTACGAGCCATATCGTGCAGGTCCATCATAATTGCACGAAGGCCAGCCCATTCGTTGTCCGATTCTGCAGCAACATTCATAAGGTTATCTATAACAATCATCTCTGGCGCTTCACCAAAGAGTTCTATATAAGCCTTGATCTCTAGTTCAATATCATCTAGTGATGGTGATGAATCAAAGACCCACTTGATGTGCTTCAGTTTGTCAAAGTGCTTATCGTAATAGTGACTGTCAGAAGATAGGCTCTGCTCAACTGTTACCTGGTTATGACCAGATGTGTGTGCAGCTGCACGCATCATCACGGTAGTAGTATCGGTATCAGCAGAGAAGAACAAGGTAGGTACCTTTGCCTTGATTGCATAGATCAAAGCAAACATAGACTTACCAGCATTGGGTGGGGCAGCAACCATACAGACCTGTCCTCTACGGAACTTGATCTGCTTGGCTGCTAACGCATCCCATACATCAGGTAGAGGTGTTGCCTTGGTAAGTACTGTTCCCCAAGCTCTCTGCAAAGTTAACAATTCCAACCTCCTCTACAATTATATTGAGACGGTTTCTAACTGGACGACGATCTCTTTCAGTAAGACCGCCCCAGATTCCAAACCTCTCGTGCTTTATCCCCCATTGTTGGCATTCAATCTTATGGGTGCAACTATTACAAATGCTCTTTGCTGCTTTGACTTCTATCTTTTTTTCATCTGTGCCTTTAAGGGCCAGGGCATCCTTATCAAACTCAGGAAACCAGAAGTCTCCACCTACTGAAGCGCAGTTTGGGTCTTCATACTCCCAAGGACCGCGCATACAACTAGCGGATCCAGATAGTATCGCACTTATCTGCAGCACCCTTAGGTGTTGGACACATATAGCCCTGCCAAGGACCTTTCTGGGATGTACCAGACTTGAATACCATTGCACCGTGACGGCAAGACTTGCCTGCTTCCTGAGCTGGTACACCAGTTGGTGTTACCGCAACAACCTGTGCTGCTGGGAATGCTTGTGCTACAACTTGTACTGGTGTAGCACTTGGTGCTGCTGTTCCACCTGCAAGGTCTGCACTAGTTGACTTGATAAGTGATGAGACCATACCAAGATCAGCAAGACCTGTCTCAAGGTCACGGACATCCTTAGCGTAGAGATTGATAAGTGTTCCGTCTGCCAACTTGTAGTTGATCTGGAACTTAGTTGATTCTGGTGCTGACATTTACTTTCCTCCTGTAGTTTTGATATTGAGTCGTACTGATTCGTTACCGACAACCTTCGGTACGAAACCAAGAAGCTTTTCAACTTCCTTAGAGTCAACTGTCTCACGACCTTTGACTGTTGTCCAGCTGATTTCTACACCGCTAGATGTAGTACCAGTTGTACCTTCGAGTGATGCCTTCAAAGAATCTTTCTCCTTCTCCAGCTTCTTGATCTCTGCATCTAATTGTAAATAATGCAAAGCATTTCTGTCAATTTGTTCGTCCTCAATGATTACTTCGCTAAGGACGATACGATCTTTTTTTAGACCACCGCAACCCATCTCTTCAGTTGGATCGAAGTACTGGCAGTAATCCTTGCAGAATGATTCATCCTTCTCAGGCTCTGGTAGAACCTCAGAAGCTTTAACACTATTCAACCATTCAAATGCTTCTAATGCAATCGCTTCATCATAGGCTTCTGTATGAACCTTGACATCTTTCTCAGCTCCATCACGAGCAATGGCTACAAGGTTGACTGTCTTAACTTCATAGCCATTCTTAGATAGCAAGTAGCCATAGACCTGGACCTGCCAACGCTGTTGCTTTGATGGGAAGTAAGAAAGGTTCTTTACTTTGCTTGTCTTCCAGTCAATGACAGCGCCAGTGCTAGGTACGAATAAGTCAATGTGTGCTTTCATATCACCGTAAGCAACCTCAGTCTCAACCAAGTACTCTTTGCTTTCAGGATCTATATGTTGGATAGCCTCTTCAATAGCAGCGTGGATAGCAGTACCCATAATCGCTGCAAGCTTTGACTGGTTCTCGTTAGTCTCTGGCTGTCCCTGTAGTCGGTACCACACCTTACGACGGCAGCCACCAATCTCTGATGGACCTACCTGCTTCTGTGTACTGCGTGATCTGCTTGCATCTTTGTTGTGCAAGACATAGAGCAACAGCTCCTTTGGATCTTCTATTGCCATTCTTCCTCCTTCTTCCTAGCCAAGTATGTACTTACTAAACCTTGTATGTCAACAACCGTGTAAAGCAATATGGGCAGCAGATTCGCAAGAGCACAAAGGGCTGACCAGCTTGCAGCACTCAAGCTTGTAATGAGCAGTCATAATATCGTTAGCAATCTGCTCACGCAAGACCTTCAGGTGCATCTCTAGCGTCATCTCCATTTAGTTTCCCGTATCTTCTTGAGGTTCCTTGTATCCGAATATCCACTGCACCAAGGTTGGATTATCCTTGAGTACATCTACCATATGAAAGCCAACTAGATCGCATACTTCTTCTACATCAAATCGTTTTCTATTAGCCAGGAGTGACTCGTGTATGATTGCGTGAGTAATCTCGTGCATAAGCACACGGATCATTTTATCTTCTGGCAAGTTATGTCTCATACTAATACGGTTACTACCAGATAATGTGACTGCATAGCTGTCTTCATCGTGGTGTTTGTAGTCAATCTTGTACTTCTGTCCAAAGATTTTGACCGAATAGATTCTAGGCATAGGCCGAATCATAGCACGGCGTGTCGGCCTCTGATTCTTATACTGGGCTGATTATACTATGAGCCGTAAGGCGAATAACAGTACGGCCCTTGGGGGCCGACAGTAGGGAGGCCCTCTATGCGGTTCCGTCTACCCACCCTGTCAAAATTCAAGCCTAAGCTTGGACCACAGGATACCCCTGTTACGCCTTCTGAGGCCCTTCCAGACATCTTTGGTACCGATCTGAGGGGACTGGGTCCCCTCCATACCTGCACCTGTGGCAGCCAGGTCTTTAACGCAATGGTCTCCTTTGAAGACTATGAACTCAGCTGGTACTTCTTGGATGGATCCTGCGTATCCTGCGGCAACCTAGTTACCTTGCCTTGCCCAGTTGACAACCCAAATAATATCTGAATATAGTTGTCCCACACGGGCGGCCCGAGAACCAATCGTGTTCATTTAAACCAACGAATCTGGAAAATGAGTACTAAACAAAGCTCCGCGTTGACGGTCCTTTTCTGATTGGGTTCAGATGGGAAAGATACGGCGGAGTTTTGTTCTTTTAGAAAACAAAAAAGAGGCCCCCCACCCCGAAGGGCGGAGGGCCATAGCCTCGCAGTCAAACTTTACTTAGAGTTCTTACCAAACTCTGTTGCCTTTGGATCAAGTGACTTCCAAAGTGGTGCAATAAATGCAGAGACAAAGGCGTAAGCCAAAGTCTTTGGATCTGTTATCCCAGCTGCATACAGCGCTACCACTGATGGTACTGCTGCACGAGCATATGTTGTTGCTACTGCAACTACCTTATCTTTCTTCATTTGCCCAGTCCTAACTTGTTGATTCGTAATTTAACCTGCTCTGGGGTTTCAATGATCTCAAAGTGCATCTCATCTTTACGAGTCTTGTAAGACCCACCCCAGCGCAAGCCGTACTTCTTTACCAGTTCCTTAATCTTTACCTCTTGGATACCAGTAAAAGTATGTTCCTTACCAAGCGGATGCTTGGAAGCATTCAGGTCAATTGCTGTACCTGAAGAGTGATTAGACAGTTTGTCTGTTGTGCCACGCACTGGGCGATAGCAATAGGCCCAGTCATCTAACTTGCCCTCATCAATAGGTTCTACCTGTGCGTGGAACTCTGCAGCAAAAGCTGCAAGGATAATGCCTGCTGATTCCTGGCAACGGATCTTGATATCAGTTCCTTTAATAGGAAAGACCTTGACCTTAATCTCTGCCTGATCCTTGGATGCTTGCCATCCGTTCTGGCTCTTCTCCATTACGCCTCCAGCTTTGCCTTGATTACAGCTTGATTAATCTTGAGTTCAACCGCATCTCTTTCAATGCGATCAATCGCATCACGCATTGACTCGCCACCATTGTTATACAGCTGATACTTAATCTTCGTAAGATCAGCGCATACAGGCTGCAGCGCCTGGCTAATAATCTTAAGTGTTGCATAATGGATGGCACGAAGGACTCCATATACCGCTGCTGTTCCCACAAAGAAGTAGGCGTATACGATTCCAGACCAGTCTGCTGGTGACAAGGTGAACTCCTAAGCTGTTCGGATAGTGATAAGCAGGACACCGCCGTATCCTGAATACCGTTTGTCGGTTGGTGTTTTGTTAATAAAGTCCATCTCTTCAATCAGACCAAGGTATGACTCGCCAGTACGGAAGTCTTCGACTCGTACTAGGTCACCAATATCTTCAATCTGTTGCATAGTTGATAGACGATTAAATGCGTAGCCATCGTAGCCATTAGGGTTTGAGAACTTATCCATCTCGTGGTCATACAAGAACACTGGGTATTGGATTAAGCGCTGACGAGGAATAGATGGAAGTGTGTTGACCTGGTATCCAGTAAAGATTGGACCCTGGGTGTCATCTGTTGTTGACCGTGTGAATGTAAAGTTAAAGGCCAAGAACTGCTGGGCACCCTGTGGGTATGAAACACCCACCTGTCCGATATATGAACCCTGATCGTATGAGCCAAGGTTGTACTGATTATCGTTTTGGTCAATAGACAAGATGCTTATGCCACCGTTAGTTGTGTTAAAGCGTGGTGTTAAGAACTTAAAAATCTTGTTCTCAAGTGTGTTGTAACGGATATAGCCAGTACGCAGCTGTGCTGAAGGCACCAATGTGTTTGCTGACTCAAGATAAATCTTGCCGTTGGCTGCGCCGTTGTTGGCTGTACAGAATGCAAGACGGTTTGTGTTACCTAGGAAAGCACAGGATGTTGTAGTAAAACCTGTAATGGTTGGGTCGTATAGATCCCAAGCATAGGCAAAGACTAGGTTTGCACCAAGCTGTGTGCCTAGGTCTACACGGCTAACGCCAGGGTTACCGTCCACATTGGTTGTGCACCATAGGTACTTGTCGTACCCAGCCACATCATAGACTGGCTGCTCTGACTCAAAGAGTAACGGGCCATAGGCCAATGATCCGTCTGAACTTACATCTGCTACTCGCAGACCAAGGCTAGTACCGATAGCCATATAGCCAAGGTAGTAATAGATTTTAAACGCTATCTCACCGACTGGTAGTTCAGCTGCTGTGATAGCAGATGTCAGGGTAGGCATAGCGCCAGATGTGTTCAGCGTAAACTTCTGAACTGTTGACTGGATGCCGTTGTATCCAGCAAGGTAGATAGCAGAACCACTAGATGTAATGCTGGTATAGGTAAAGGCTGTATTAGGATGGCTGTACACCGCAGTAGGCGCAGTTGTTTGAGTAGTAGGAAACTCATAGATTGAGTTATTTGCAGCCATTACTAAGCGCTCTTTAGTAAACTCAATGACGGCATTGGTTACTACTATCGAAGAAATAATAAACATAGAAGTTCCAGCGCTGATTCCAGTGCTGAGTGCCTTCTTGAATACTTGGAGCTTGCCTGTGGAAGTATCGTTAGTGACCCAATACGCATTAGTTCCATCATCACACACAGAGAAGATTGGGTTATCAGTACCAGGTGTGTTACTTACGAACGGAACTACGGTTCCGTCTGCCTCAATTTTGTCAATCTTGTACCCATCCCAGACAAGGACTGCATCCTTGTTACTGTAACGGATAGATCTGATTGATTGGTATGGACGCTTGTTAGTCTGTAAGTTGTTGGTAATGCTGGAGTAGTTATTTACATCCTTAAGCAGTGTTACCTGACCCTTGTTCCATACATTGCAGCCCTTGCTCCAGCGATACTGGAAACGAAGTGACTCATCCTGTGCTGGCT